ATTGATCTTGATGGAACCATCAATCTTCACAAACCATATGGGCCAAAAGTGAAGGAAAAAATATGACTGATGAAGATGAAGCATTTGAGGAAATGGCTTTAAAACAAGGTCATTGGCAACACACCAGTGGTAATCGCAAGCGACAGATTGCCCACATGGATATGCACAGCCACCCAGCCGAATTTGTCCATTTGCATCGCAACGACACACTTGAAGAAGTGGCTTGTGCAATTGACCAATTTGCTGGGCCGTTTGGCAGGGACACAGTGCAGTCTTTTGCCGCTTTGGTAAGAGGAATGAAGAAATGACAAAAGAACAAATCCTGCAACTCATCAAGCTGTTGTCAGCAGTGGAGTCATGGTCATTTGCAGACAAGCACCGAATGCCAGATTACTTGTATGAACGAATTGATGAAGCTATGGCAGTGCTGGAACAAGAGGTGCTGAAATGACACAAGAAGCATTGAAGAAGATGTATCAACTGTTGCTGACAGAACCTCATGCCCCAACGGTTTGCGCCCAACTGGAACGCATCGCAAGGGAGGCATTGGCTGACCATGCCATGCGTGAGACACAGCGCCTTGGGCAAGAGATTGAGCCTGATGACATTGCATCCATCCTTGCCTGTCGAGATATGTTGGATGCACAGCCAGTGCCACCTCGCACATGGGTAGGCAGTGGTGACATCGAAAACTCAAACGCTTACCTAACCCCACCACAGCGCACAGAGCCGCCACAGAAAAAGGTTTGGACCTTTTGGGACTTATCGGGCGGTGATATTACTGACGCAATCAAAGCCAAACTCAAGGAGAAGAACACATGAAAGCACGTAAAGTATTCCACGCACTGATGTCATCAAAAGGCTATACAGAATCCGATCTAGCAATTACTGGTGACAAGTACACCAACGCTGCTATGCAAGGACGCTGGAACTATTTCTTGGCAGGTTGGGAAATGAGGGGGGTCATATGATTGGATTGTTTCTAATCCTGTGCTTGGGTGCGGCTGTCACTATTGTGGTTGGATGGGTGTTTGTGCAAATCATCCTATGGACTCAAGAATAAATCCGCGTCCCTGCTTTATCAATGATTAAAGCCTGTTTGCGGGGTGCGCTAGCATTAGGGATTGATATGTGCGTCCAACGGTCGAACTCTCGTATAACTTGATCGTAACCAATCCCAGACGCAATGATGGCCTTGACCACTTCATCAGGGGTTAGCCCTGGCACACGAATGTCGGCGGCACAACCAATTCGGTGCTGACTTGTGTCTTTAGACCCTACCGCATCATTAACCGCTTTACTGCGGAACGCAGAGTTAACCATGATCGGTTTGCCGCCAAGAACAGTTTTGACTGTTTCAAGGAATTCAGCCAATCTTTGAAGGTTTGCAAGTTCGGTTTCATTTGGTGTGTTATCCAGGGTTCGGTGGTCTGTGTGCGTAAGTTCTTCCAAGGTGAAATGAGGTGACAGGTTCATTTTGCTGTCCTTGAAAGAATATCAGTCTTGGCTTGTGAGCCAGCAGAGCTTCCAAAGTAGTATGCAATGATGCCAGTCCATGCAGTGCCCAAACTGCCCAACATCATCAAGATGGCAGGGTTGCTACTGTCAATTTGGTTAAAGAACATCATCACCATGATGCCGAAGAATCCGATGGTGACTGCGCCAGCCAACAGTGGTGGCATTAAACTGCGGGTGGTGGCTTGCATATCCCTCGCGGATTTTCTGTCTTCCACCTCTAGCTTTTCAAAGTTCAAGCCAAGTTCTTGCGCTTGCTTTTGGAGTTCAATCTCAGCAATTTTGACCTGTGCAATCTGCTCGGCAGATAACTTGTTGTTGGAGATCAATTCGCCAACTTTGTCTGGGTCAACGCCAATGGCTTTGCTAATAGCTGATACCGCCATGCCAGCCAAGGGGCCACCCATTGCCGTGGCAATAGTCGGTGCAATTTGTTTTAGCCAGTCCATTATTTAACCTTTCAGTTCAAAATTTAAATTTTCGTGACGGGGGTACTGCACAACACGTTCCCCTTCAGGGCATTTGTATTTGATAGTTGCAAGCAAAGTGGCTTTACCGTTGGCAATTTTTTCTTTATTTACCATAGTTAGTTGGTATGTAAACGTATCAATCTGTGGCCCTGCTGGTCCGCTAAACCTGCTGGCGGTAGTAGTTGCTTCATGCACCATACCAGCCGCATCACGAATGCTTGGCGTAAAACTTTCAACAGAGCAATCATCCCGTTTTTTTATTCGCGCAACAGTGACATTGATGGGCTGTCCAGTCTCTGCCACAATTTTAAAATGCTCTGGTGACCATTCAAGAATAGCCTTATCAAACCAGCCAAACTTATCGGCAAGTGTGTAACTGCCGCCCAGTGCGGCAATACTAGCGGCAACGGCCCCCATAGTTTTGGCAAGATCAATCATCTTTTTTTCTTTCGTCCTCAATCTGTTTTCGTAACTTTTCCACCTTTTCCATCTGAGCCTTTGCTTCTCGCCTTACCACCATCGTGTCCATGTACATCATGCCAACAAGGGGCAAGACCAACACAAAAACCAGTGCGAACAAGACTAAGACCAGAAGGTATCCAAACGACCCTGATGATTGAGATTGATTATCCACATTAGGCATATCAGGTAGGCGACCACGAAAACCACCGCCACCGTTTCCAGCACCCTGTCCAGTATCTGATTTTTTAACCTTTGTTGCCGCCATGCTTTCACCCGTTTTTCGTGCAACTCCCGTGCCGCTTGCTCCGATTTCTGGTCCAACAGCTTTTGATACTCCTCAACAATTTCACGCCAGAGATCGGGTTGCCCCATCTCCCAGCGCACCATTTTCTCAAGGTCAGCGTAAAACTGTTTTGTTTGCCTGAGAAACATCACATTGTCTATGGCTTGTGTGGCAAGATCGTCTTTGATTCCTTTGCGTTTGTTTTCTTCTCGCTGAAACTCTGCTTTTTCATGACTGGATTCAAGTTCCGCTTGACCCTTGAAGAAGTTTGACAGTGCCCCACCAACCTCGCTGGTGATCTTGGTCAGGTCATTACCAGTTTTTTTTAAATCTTGGTAAACGGCAACGCAACCCTTGATGCCTTCATAGGCACTTTTGCAGAGTGCAAATGCCGTGATGGGGTCAATTTACAACCCCAGTATTTTTTTGACAAGTTCACCAGCAAAACCAGGACCAAGCAAAACAGCCGCAATCACCACATAAAGCAAATACTCGATGCGGGTCATGCGCTGTGAACCAGACTCAAATGACTTTTCAATGGCTCTATACCTCTCAGCACAAACTGCCTCATGTACCGCCAGTCGTGTGTCGGCATCTTCAAGCATCAGATGCCTTCGCCCTGCACAATGTAAACCGTGGATGCAGCAGTGGCTAATCCACTGAAGAACACCTCACGACCAAAACGCAGAATCTCCACAGCACCAGGCACTAACACAATGGCTGAACTTGGGGTTCCTGCGATTGGTGCAACAGCGTTTGCCGTAGCCAATGCAGCCGTGCTGCCAACACCCAAAAACACCGTATAAACGCTGTCATTGATGATGCGGTATTGCCCTGTGCCTTGTGCATCAAATCTGCCGCTAACTAACGCCTGAACGCCAGTAGGGGCACTAGCCGCCGCAGGAATAACAACGGTTTCGCCAAGTGGGGCAAATGCAATTTGTGAATTGGTCGACATGATTTATCCTTAACAGTCGGTTGCGCCAGCAAATTCTGGCAAAGTTTTAAGATGCTCGTATGCTTGCTTAATGGGGTTTTGTCCATTCATGTCGTAAACACACTCATACTGAGAGTCAGCAAAATGTGCTTTTTCTTTGTCGGCAAAACTGCGGACTTGAAACCGAATCATGGTTTTTGAAATCAATTGAACGCCCTCGACACGATGATACGCATCGGGTATTTCAAACCCATAAACAGTGGTGACTGATTTTTTTAACGCCATGATGATTCCTTTATGATATTAAACCGAATGTGTACCATGTCCCTGGCGTTCCATCTACAGTACAAACTGCGCCAATGTAACCCGCTGATGCTGGCGTTTCAACATAGGCGATTTGCCCTGCATTCCATGTGCCTGATGGCGCAGTAGATGGCAGAGTATATTTTGGAACTGGGCGACACAAATGGTCTATGTTGCCAACCAACCTCATGTTGCCAGTTGCTGACCGTGTGAAATTGTTTGTCGCCGCAAAACGATTGTTTAAAATTTGGTATTGGATTGCAACACTTCCAGGCAACGTTTGATCGCTGATGCAATTAATGTTGAAGTCCCAAAAAATGCCGCCATACGTTGTAAACGAATTTCCACTAATTTCGTGCGATTCACCAGTCGCAAAAGAATAGGACGATTGGTAAATGCAAACCGTGTTTGATTGTTGGTTTGCATAAGTTTGAAAAGTGTTATTTCGGATAACCGAACCAGCATGGGCATTGCTTGATTCCAATACTTTCATAACGGTCAAAATGGTATTGTCAAACGTAAATTTGTTGCCATCGAATGTATCAAATCGAACGCCACCATATTGGTCATCGGTGTATGAAACGACGCAGTTCAACAAAGTGTTGTTTGTAAAGATCAAATTTTGAATGAACCCACCTGTTACAGAACAGACAGCGGTTGGTTCTACGCAACGAAATGTATTCCCATCCAACACTAAATCTCGTGATTGTTCAATACCCGCTTGGGTTGATACCCCGCCAATATTGTGCATAACAATGTTTCTTCCAGCCACTGTGCTAACGCACTCGTTACCCGAAAACACGACACCATACATTAAGTTGTAAGTCACCAAACAACCGTTGTTGCAATCTTGAACGTAATTTCCCGAAACAATTGAATCCAAACATCCTTCAAGATCAATTCCAACATCGGCGCAATCTCGCACGGTGTTGCCAGAAATTGCCATTTGCCGACCCATTGCACCCCAAATGCCACCACCGCCCATGTTGCGGGATATGTTGCCATTGATTACACCGTTGTAGCATTTGCGGGTATTTGCAAGCAAACCGTCCCCAGTATTGGGGGTCGCGTCCCCGCCCCACCAAGTAATGCCATGCTGAAAACTCTCAACATAGTTACCCTGTGCAATCCAATCTTTTGCGTAATAAAAAGCAATTGCGCCAATGCCGCCAGATGTTTTTGCGGCATTTGTTCCAACGCAACGATTGTCGGCAACAAGAATGTTTTTTGCCAGCATTGCATCTGTGATGGTGCTGTATGACGTACCCGCTGGCTGATATGTGGCAAACAATTGGATGCCGCCATAAACAGAACAATTCAGCACTTTAATATCTTCACAACATGACGCTGGTGACAAAGTGCCTTGCAATGAAATGCAATGGGCATCAATATCAGTGGATTGAAACCGCAAACCGTTAAATTCAACTTCGGCAACCGACACACCGCTAAATAAATTAAAACCATCAACAGGTTTTAACAGCGTAGCGCCTTCACCAATATGCCGTTGGTCTGATACCAAAGTTAAATTTGTTGCTAGGAATGTACCTTTGGGATAAACGATTTGTGAAGCACCTGAATTTATCGCTGCTTGAATAGCTGCACTATCGTTTGTTGTTCCATCACCAACAGCGCCAAAATCAAGGACATTTGCAGATGCCCCTGTGATCATTGAATAGGATACTTTTGTTAATGACATAGAACCTCTGAAATTAAAAGAGTTTAGGCGGCTCTGGGTTTACAACAATTTTGCCATTCTGCAAAATATGCGTACCGCTTATTAACTGATCGTATTGCTCGTCAGTCAAAACAATAGCGCCATCTTGCAATGGATAACTATCCTCACGAATTTCAGTTGCGTTGTCTTCACGAACTATTGCGTATTTCATCGAATTCTCCTTGCACGAATTGTTCCACCAGCCTTTAAAGTTGACACTGTAAATCCTGATGCGGTTACTAAATAAACAGTAGTTGTAGCGCTTAATGAAATTCTTGCTGTTTGGGACAATAAATTAAAAGATGTTGCGCCAAACACAGTACCCGCAGAAGTTGGCGATGCCATATTACTTGTGTTTGAAAGAGTGACTGATGTTGTGCTTACCCCTGAATACCAGAAAGTCATGTTTGTTGTTGCGCCTACGTCAAATAAAACACTTCCTTGAACATCCCAATCACCTGCGGTTAATGATATTGAGGTTAAGTCTGCGACAACTCCAGTTGTTAGCGTAACTGTTGTATTGCCAACAGTAGATGCAACGTATTCACCGACAATTCCAGCATCAGCATTATCGTTTGTTGTTGTTCCAGAAGTGCCTTTGCCAGATGTTCCAAAAATTAAGTTGCCAGATGATTTAACATTTCCTACAACATCCAATTTTTGGGCTGGACTTGCAGTACCGACTCCAATGCGATCATTTGTAGCGTCTGTATAAAGCAAATTGGCATCTGCATCGCCTTCAATTCGCACGTTAAATATTGCACCGATCTCATTGACTACAAGATTGTTCGTGCCAATAATCATTTTCTCGGTCAATGCGCCAGCAGTTGCAGTCTCAAAGTGAAGCTGACCCTGTTCGGCAGTAGATGTTGGACTGAGAATAGATGCATGAATTAAACCGTACGCTTGCTTATTACCTGCTGAGTCTTCACCATTGAACTCAATTTCGCCTAATGTGTCAGATGCCGCTGGACTTGCTGAATCTCTGTATAGATCAAGCAGTGGTGCGGCGGCGGCTCCTGCATCCGTAGATGTCAGAGTTACATTGGCAAAGTTGCCATCAGAACCACCCTCGACCCGTTGCCATACTGCGCCGTTGTAGGCTATCCAGTCCCCCGTGCCAAAGAACAATTGCACACCGCCAAAAGTCTGCGTTCCTGCGGTGCTGACCACATAGTAATCACCCTTTGCACCAGTTCCATCTGCCAAAGTTGGTGTATTGCTTGAAGCATTCCATGTGCCTTTGTAGTTCAAAGCACCCAGAGCGTTTGTGATGGTTGAGATTGCTTTTAACATGGTTTATTCCTCAGAATACAAATTCAATGATAGAGTTAAATGGTGGTGCTTGTGTGAATGTGACGTTACCATTGGCAAGCGTATATGTGTTTTGGTTTTGATACACGCCATTGATGTAGATAAGGCTTGGCAAAAAGGAAACCGCAAAAACAGTCTGCGTTCCAGTACCAGTTTCATTGACAACAAGATTGCCAGCAGAACCAGGGAATGCATTGCCGTTCAGCGAGGTATAGACCACCGTGCCGTTCTTAT